ATGATTAGCGAGGCGCTGTATGCCGCTGCAAAGCGGCTGCGGGATGATTATTATGCGGGGCAAGCTGGGAGGCTTGGGGCGCGTGAGGCGTATCTAAGGGCTTCTAGGGCGGTTGGGACGACTGCTATGCCTGCGCTGGCTTGGACGGTTCTTAGTCATGGTACGGTGACCGGCTGGGCTGAGTGTAAGGGGATTGAGATGGCAAAGGCGGCTGGCCAGGTGGTGCAGGGGCTTGAAAGGCTCCAAGCCCATTACGGCTTCTAAAATCCTAATGGGCAGTTTTGGTACAACCGGATCGATTGATTTCCAAATCCGGCATGAGCATTTTGGGGGAATTGAGAGCCTAAAAAACTAAACAGCACTTTCGGTCTGACCTGATCGATCAGTTTCCAAATGCGATATGAACATTTTCAGGAAATGCGCTTGCGGATCATGGGCTTGGCCTTGGTTGCGGAAATGTCAGAGATGCAAGCGCAATGCCATAAAAGGCCCGAAAAGTAGGGCTGAAAAATAATTTTGATCAGCGCATTTTTCTGCTTGTATTTTTCGTCAATAATATTCATTCTCATTATGTCGCGTGATCATGCGCGCATCGCAAAGAGGATAGAAACAATGTCTTTCAAAGCTGATCTTGGTGTTTGCGCTTTCTTTCTGGGGCTTTTTGTTTGGCTTTTGGTGTTTTGAGGGAGGGAATAGGTATGGACAAGCCATTTCATGTTGTTGGCATTGACGAAGAGGATGGCAGCGCGACGCTGCTAGAGTGCTTCGATAACTCTGGCGAGGCGCGGGCTTGGATGCTGCGCTATGTGTCGAAGGAAGATGCTGGCGGTTGGCGTCATGTCCAGGTGTTAGATGCCCGCGATGAATGCGCGGAAACTCTTTGGTGCTGGGAGGCATAAGCCATGCAAACTCAAACCATTTCACACCACCAGAAATTCCATCCGCACAACAGGACAGCGCTTATTCAAGCCTTGGCGCATTTCATTGAAAAAGGCCCGCGCCTGGAGTTCGGAAACTATGGGGATGTTGGTGCCTATAGGGCCGAACAGCGCGCCATCACGCGGGATTTACACGATGCGCGGCTATTTCTTCGCCTGGTGGAAATTAGTTCAATCACCTATGAGGATATCATGGAAGCCTTGCGCCATTCCTGGGGCGGTAGGTTGTCTTGGGATGGCGCATCTTTGGACTATTGCGCCGGGCAGTATTGGCCGACTGAATATCGCAAGGCTGTTGCTGCTGTTTGTGTTGCAGCTTTGCAGAAGCATTGGTGGGATGGCGCAAGCCAGACCTTCAAAACGGATCAAATGCGGCGCATTTTTGGGCGTGGTGTTGCGCGGCGTTGGTTTCGGTAAGGGGTAAGCCATGAAAAACAACACATTAAAACGCGGCGCCCCAAAACGCGGCCTAGCGGCGCATCCGGCGGTGATTGCGGCGCAGATAGGGTATTCGGATATGGTGGCGGGGAGGGCTTTTGATACATGGCGATTCACGGATCAGATAGGGCAAGCCAATTATGAAATCGGGAGGCTTTGGGCTTTAAATATCCGAATGGCCGGAATTGATCCGCCCAAATGGCCAAAGGGGAAGAATCTTCCGGCTTTGGTGCGGACTATGCTTTCCAAAAGCTTTGACATGGTGGGAGGCTGTCAGCCTGGGGAGGGCGACGGAATTTAGCCCGAATCGGCGCCAAAATAGGCCCGGCTTTATGCCGGGCTTTTTTTATGGGCTTGGATTAGGTATCCTTTGGCTTATGCCATATCCTCCCAAATATGACCCCGAAAAATACATTCCCGAATTACTGCGCCGTGTCGGTAATGGGGAATTGCTTTGTGACCTATATGGGAAGGACGGCTTCCCTTCTAGCTATGTGGTGCATGGTGAATTGACGCGATTAGATGGGCGATGGCAGCAAGCATACGCGCGCGCCCGTGAACAACAAGCCCATGCAATTGCGGAAAAGGCCGTTCGCGACGTTGAGAAAACCATAGACCCGGAACAAGCGCAGCTTGCGCGCTTGAAGTTTGACGCAAGGCGATGGCTTGTCGGGAAGATCGCACCCCGAATTTATGGAGATAAAACAACACATACCATTGAAGCCGGGGAATCCTATGTGGAAGCGCTTAGGCTGGCCAATGACAAGATGCGCCAGAAAGAACGGGAAGCCCGGCGCATAATTGACATCGATCCTGAGACCGGAAACGAGGTAAAAAAACTAGGAAACAATGCCGATACACGCAAACGCAAGAATGTAACCATATCAGATACTTAGCGGGTATTTTTACATAATGGACCTTATGCGGTTCCAGGTCAGGTGTCCCGAAACTGGCGCCCTCGGCCCAGCCCCCCCTTCGAAAAGCGGCGGGGGCGGGCTGGTGGTGGCATATATGTACTTCCCCCCCCGTGGGGTGGGGGCAAAAAGGCAAAACGTCCCTTTACCCCCCGTGAAAATTTAGGATAGAATCAGGCTCTCATGGCAGGCAGACCCAAGCGGCGGGCTAGATTAGCAGCAGAGGCAGCAGCGCGAGCCGCTGCCGAAGCGGAGGCCAATGGCGTCCAAGCCCCACCCCCTGCGTACCAAGACACAGGCCCAATAGCACCCCCACCCCCCGCCACCCCGACTGCCGACGAACAGGCTGCGATCATCGAGCAACTGGCGACAGACCCGGTGTTGTTCGTCGAATCCATGCTTGGTGCCACCCCGCAAAAGTGGCAGGCGGACGCCTTGCGCGCCATCGCCAGTAAAGACCGTGTGGCGATTCGCTCCGGCCATGGCGTTGGCAAAACGGCGTTCCTGTCCTGGCTGGTTTTATGGTGGCTCCTTACCAGATTGCCAACCAAGGTGGTTTGCACAGCCAACACCGCGCACCAGTTATCTGACGTCTTGTGGTCTGAGATCGGGAAGTGGCACCGCAAGCTGCCCGAGGGAATGCGGCGCCTGTTGGAGATCAAGTCTGACAAGATCGAGTTGGCTGGCGTCCCCGACAGCTTTGCGGTGGCGCGCACCAGCCGCCGGGAGCAGCCGGAAGCTTTGCAGGGGTTCCACAGTGAGAACCTCCTCTTTGTGATTGACGAGGCATCTGGCGTCCCTGATATTGTGTTTGAGGTTGGTCAGGGTGCCTTGTCCACTGAGGGCGCCAAGGTGGTAATGACCGGGAACCCCACGCGCACCACGGGTTATTTCTATGATGCGTTCAACAAGAACCGCAAGCGGTGGTGGGGCAAGAAGGTCAGTTGTCACGATGCGGATACGGTGGACAAGGCTTTCTTAGAGGACATGGTGGCGCAGTATGGTGATGGGTCAAATCAGTATCGTGTACGCGTTCTTGGAGAGTTTCCTGCTGGAGATGATGATGCTCTTATTGCGCGACATCTTATAGAGACTGCCACCACGCGCCAGGTTGAGCCAAGCCAGACGGCGCCCGTGGTATGGGGCTTGGATGTGGCGCGGTTTGGCGATGACAGTACGACGCTGGCCAAGCGCCGGGGCAATGCGATCACCGAACCCATCAAGATGTGGCGCGGCAAAGACCTGATGGAAACGTGCGGCTTGATCAAGGTCGAGTGGGATGCGACGCCGGGCAGTATGCGACCCCAGGAAATCTTAGTCGATGTGATTGGCTTGGGCGCGGGTGTGGTGGATCGGCTGCGTGAATTGAACCTCCCCGTCCGTGGGATCAATGTGGCGGAGATGCCAGCCTTGGATGGGCACCGGTTCAGCCGGTTAAGGGATGAATTGTGGTGGAAGGCCAGGGAGTGGTTTGAAGCCAGGGATTGCACCATTCCCAATGATGAGGCTTTGGTGGATGAGTTGTGTGGTCCGCTGTACACGGTGACGAGTGCGGGCAAGATACAGATTGAGCCGAAGGCGCAGATGAAGCGGCGGTTAGGGCGCAGCCCCGACAAGGCGGATGCTTTTTGTCTTACCTTCGCCACCACGGCAGCGGTGGTCAGTGGTGGTGGGTATTCGTTGAAGTGGGGCCAGCCATTGCGGCGCAATGTGAAGGGGGTTGTGTGAGGTATTATTGTATTTCGCTGCGTGAGACGCCTGAACGCACGGCGCGTGTGAAACAGGAATTTGAACGCGAGGGGGTGCCGGTAACTTGGGTCTGGGGAATCTACGGCAAGTCGATGCAGATCAAGTCTGAGATACCGATGCACTCGGATTACTTTGTGACGCGGGGTGCTACGGCTTTGGTGTTGAGCCATCACATGGCTTGGAACCTGGCGGAGCATGACCAAGCGGACGAGTTTATGGTGTTCGAGGATGATGTGGTTTTACCGGAAAACTTTCTGGAAAAATGGGCTGCTATCCGCGCCAAGGTGGATGATGATGTGGATGGGGTTTACTTGCAGAGTTGTTGTGTGGATGACCAGAAGTGGAAGCGCAAGCACAGGGACGAACTGTGGGATGTGAGATATCCGCTTTGCACGGCGGCTATTTGGTGGCGCCAGAGGGCCATTCCTCCTTCCTTCTTCCTTCTTTTCTT